ATTAGTAAAAGACGATGGACCAGACACAATATCAGACTATGCACCGCGAAGGAGAGCAAAAAGGCATGATTATTTCACTTCCTGCCTACCATGGCCACAGAAAGGTGACGCAATATCATTGCCGTTAGGAACAACAGCTCCAGTAATAGGAGATGGAAACGGAATGTTGTTGACAGATGCAAATGAAGTGATGTATTTGCAAAACCAAAATCCTTACGTATCCGGAAACATACACACTGGACCCAAAACACCAACAGGGTCACCGTCATCAGGTAATCCTCTATCATTAGCAAATAGGACTATTGGATTAACACAGAATTCTGGAGATTCAGGGCTAATAACAGATTTGTCAAATGCTACAGCGGCAACAATAAATTCACTAAGAGAATCATTCCAACTCCAAAGAATGTTAGAAAAAGACGCAAGAGGCGGCTCAAGATATATAGAGCAAATATTAGTACATTTTGGAGTAACAAACGGAGACGCGCGATTACAACGCTCAGAATACTTAGGAGGACAAACACAACAGATAGGAGTCATTCCTGTACCACAAACATCAGAAACAGCAACAACAGAACAAGGAGGATTAGCGGCTTATGGATTAGCCGCAGGTAGTGCAGGAGGATTCAATAAAACATTTACAGAACATGGTCAATTAATATGCATAGCATCAGTAAGAGCAGACTTACACTATCAGCAAGGAATACCAAGAGACTTAACAAGACAGACAAGATATGATTACTACTGGCCAGCACTCGCACATTTAGGAGAACAAGCAGTATTAAATAAAGAAATATATTATCAAGATGGCCCATCACAACCACAAAACGAAGAGGTATTCGGTTACCAGGAAGCATATGCCGAATACAGATACAAACCGTCAATGATAACAGGAAAAATGCGGTCAGACGCAACAGGATCTCTAGACGTATGGCACTTAGGACAAGATTTTTCCTCACTACCCTCACTCGGTCAGGCATTTATGCAGGAAAATCCACCTATTGACCGTATCACAGCAGTAGCAGACGAACCAGATATAAAATTCGATGGATTATTCGAGTTAAATTGTGCTCGATTAATGCCATCATATTCAATACCAGGATATATAGACCACTTTTAGGAGGATAAAATGCCAGGACCAGCAGCAGGTGCCGCAGGTGCGGCAACCAATACAGCAGGATCAGCCGCAGGTGGATCCACTGCAGGCTCAGCCGCAGCTTCAGGAATATCAACTGCGGCGGGACTTGATAGTGTATTGGACCCAGGGATGACATTGATTGACATGGGATTAAGCCAGGCGTGGAACGTCAATAAATGGAGACAGTCAAAAAGACGATATCACGAACAAACTCATATGAAATATCAATATGCAATAGACGATATGAGAAGAGCAGGAATAAACCCTGCTTTAATGTTCGGAGGTGCATCAGTACAAGCAAACGCAGGAGGTCAAGCAAATATATCAGACAGTAAATTATCTGAATCGAGGTCTCGTTCAGTAGCATCAGCATCAGCGGCAAAACAAGCAAGAATAAGTGAAGCTCTTGCTTTGTCACAACTTAAAATCAACAATCAAATGGAATCTAAAATCGCGGCAGATCATCATGTATCAATGAATAACGCCGCAAAAATATGGAAGGAGTCAGAAAAAATAGACTTGGAGAAATTAAAAATTCTCGCAGATACACAAGTCTCAAATGCACAAGCAGGTAAATTATCACAAGAAACAATACGGACACTATACCAAAACTACCAATCAGAAAAAAAAGCATGGCTTTACAAAGGAAAAAAAGGAAAATTTTTCACATTCGGTGACTGGTTAAAAGGTCTGTTATCTTTCAAAAAAAACTTATAAAAGGAAACAAAAAAATGGCATTCCGTAGGAAAATGACGAAGTCAAAATCAAGAAGATCTTACCGCAAAGGATTAAAAGTAAAAAAGAAAAATTATCCAAAAATAGCAATGCGCGGTGGAATCAGGCTTTAGAAACCCGAAAAAAACAGAATCGGAATATCTCCGATTCTGTTTTTTTTGGAATAAAAAAAATGAGGAACGAAATTTTTTTTAAAGGCTACAAATAAAATGCAATGTACTAAACCAAATTTTGCTTATAGACGCAAATTAGGACCAGACAAAAACACAGGAAAATGGCCGTTAACGTTCAGCTTAAAACACGGCCTAGAAGATACAGCTATGCCAGTCCCATGTGGAAAATGCATGTCATGCAGATTAGAAAAATCAAGACAATGGGCCGTACGATGTGTACACGAAGCAAAAATGTGGGATCAAAATTGCTTCCTAACATTGACATACGACAATGATAACGTTCCAAAAGACGGTTCGTTAATAAAAAAAGATATACAAAACTTTATGAAAAAACTCAGAGAACACGAACGGAGGAAAAATGGAAAAACGCAAATTCGACATTATCTATGCGGTGAGTATGGCGATGTTGGCAATCGGCCTCATTATCATGTTTGTCTCTTTAATCATGATTTTCAAGACAAACAACCTTCTGACATAGCTAAATTAAAAAACAGATTCAGCAAATACGATGGAGAATACAGAACGTACCTATCAGAGGAATTAGACGACCTCTGGAAAAACGGATTCTCATCAATAGGACCACTAACTTTCGAAACAGCGGCATATACAGCCCGCTATGTAACTAAAAAAATAGGAGGACCAAAAGCAAAAGACCACTATAATGGAAAAACCCCTGAATTTAGCATGATGTCAAGAAGACCAGGTATAGGAGCAACATTCTATCAAAAGTATAAAAAAGACATGCAAAGTATAGATAAAGTAATTATAAAAAAAGGCTTGCAAACTTCAGTACCAAGGTATTATAATAAACTATGGGAAAAGGAAAAACCTGAACAATATTCGGTAATTAGAGAAAGGAGGATAAAAAAAACCGAACCATTTACATTTAAACATTTAAAAAAACTCGATACAATAAGAGAAATTAATCACAAAAAAACAGAGAAACGGAGCAAAGTATTATGATTATCTGCGTAGTTAAAGACACAAAACTCGGTATGTATTTAAAACCATTCGCAATAGAAGACAGCCGCCAAGCAGTAAGAGAGTTCATCGGAGCTGTAAAAGGAACATACGGAAAAAACCAAATACAAAGCAATCCAGAAGACTATGCTTTAATTCTTGTAGGAAAGGTTTTAATAGCAGAGCACGATGTGGAGACGCCTTACGGCAAAGAAACCGAGCAAACAGCAATTAGTATCGATCAACAGAATAACGACATTCTAATAACAGGCAAACAAGCCCTGGAGACAATCAAACTTAAAGAAGAAAAGGATGCAAAAAATGCTATATCATAGATTCAAAAGAAATAAACCAAAAAAATCAATATGTCATGACATCGACGTAGAAACCGGAGAGGTCATACAGCTAACTCAACAACAGCATTTAGATGATTGCAATATAAATAAAATAATGGAAAAAATAGCAAGCGGACGCATGGTAATGCCTACCGCAAATAATCCACAATACGGAGACTTCAGCTCAGGAATATCATATCAAGAAGCTCTTGATAGTACAGAAAGAATAAAAAACGAATTCTCAAAACTGCCTGCGGCAGTAAAAAGAAAATTCGGACAAGATCCTTCAAAACTAATAGACTACTTAGCCGATAGCAAAAACAGAAAGGAGGCTATAGAAATCGGTTTAATCGAAGATAAACCACCACAAAAATCGATTGGAGACGTTGTAAATGCAGTCGAAAAATTATCGGAAAAGATTAACAGCGATAGCAATGGCACTATTACTACTTGATATAATAGTGCCAAGTGACACGATTATAATAATCGGGAACAAAAACATGGTAAAAATTAACAATTTATCTGACGAAATTGACGAAATCAGGAGAAATTTATGTCAAGAAATCGAAAAAGTAATAGCAATAGTAGATTCAGCAAATTACCAGCACCATCAGGGCCAAGAAGTGTGTTCAATAGAAGATCAAGAACACTCACTACACTCGAATCAGGATTCCTTACGCCAGTCTATAGAGATGAGGTACTCCCGGGGGATACATTTAAAATGTCTGCGGCTACATTAGCCAGACTAATAACCCCAGTCGTACCAGTAATGGACAACCTCTATATGGATACACACTGGTTCTTCGTACCAAACCGCCTACTATGGGACGGATGGGAAGACTTCATAACAGGAAAAGTTGAGTCGACAGTACCAATAATGGAACCATTCACAGCAACATGCCAAACACTGCCATGCTACTTCGGAGCACCAATAAACAAATTAGTAAGTGACTGTATTGCCCTACCATTTAGAGCATACAATAAAATTTATCAAGATTGGTACCTGGCACAAGATGTAATGGATGAGGCAACATTAGTAAAAGACGATGGACCAGACACAATATCAGACTATGCACCGCGAAGGAGAGCAAAAAGGCATGATTATTTCACTTCCTGCCTACCATG